CTCAGAGATATTCTGTTTCGCGCAGACATCCGAGGTATCGATCCGCCAGCAGCAGAGCGCGGTCTACGACTGGCTCCCTGCGGAGCTTAAGACCAAGCAGACATCTGCGGGTGCGTATATCAGCTACACCAAGAAGAACGGGTTCACAGACGGGAGTCTAATCCTCCCTAACGGGTCGCAAATCATCTTTAAGACATATTCCCAGTATCAGAATAACCCCACCATTCTGGAGGGTGCGGAGCTTGGTAGCAGGTCTCCCGTGTGGCATAACATCGGGGTGTGGCTGGACGAGTATCTACTCGGGCCGGAACTGATCAACACGCTGCGCTTCCGACTGGCTACGCGGGACGCTAAGATGCTGGTTACGTTTACCCCCATCGATGGCTGGACTGAAGTCATTAAGGAATATCTCGACAGTGCCACCACCTTGGAGTCCCGTCCTGCGGAGCTACTCAATGGTGAGCTAGTCCCCTACATCCAGCGGTCGAAGAAGCGCAACGCATCGATCCATTACTTCCACTCGCAGGATAACCCGTTCGGTGGCTACGACCGCATCAAGGATGCTCTGGAGGGCAGGACGCGGGAGGAGATCCTCATCCGTGCATACGGAGTCCCTGTGAAATCTCAGGCGACCAAGTTCCCGAAATTCAACACTGCCGTAAATGTAATTCCGAGGGATCAAATTCCAACCAAGAACGTCACCCGATACCAGATCATCGACCCGGCTGGGGCAAAGAACTGGTTTATGTGTTGGATCGCCGTAGATGAGGGGGGAACAATGTGGGTTTACCGCGAATGGCCCGGGGTTGAGTATGGTGACTGGGCTGAGTGGAAGAGCGGTAAGTGGATACCCGGAGAGGCATCCAAGGGGCTGGGATACGGCATCAGGGACTACGTCGAACTGATCAAGAACTACGAGGAGGATGAAGAGATATTCGACAGGCTGATCGACCCGAGGCTGGGTGCTGCTCGCTACCAAGCCTCTGACGGGGCCTCGTCCATCATCGAGGATTTGAGCGAGATGGAGATCATATGCAACCCCGCGCCCGGGCTGGAGATCGAGGAGGGTTTGCAGGCACTACTCAGCAAGATGAGCTACGATACCAGCAAGCCCCTAGACTCGGTAAACCGCCCCCATTTCTATATCAGTTCGGACTGCGAGAACATCATTAGGGCATTGGCAGAGTATACGGGCGATCAGGGGCTAAAGGAGGCGTGGAAAGATCCTATTGACGTTCTGCGTTACGCTGCCATTGCTGACCTAGATCACGTTGACGCAAAGCGATCAAAAGTAACAATTCAAGGCAATGGAGGATATTAAAGATTGGAAGCAAAAGGAAGTCGCGGAGAAGCTGGGAGTCACCCCCACCGAGGCTAAGGCATATCGTGACGAGTTTTTGACCAAGGGGGTGGACTGGGACAAGACCGGAGCCACCATCTACTGGACTGACCACGCACTGTGGATGATGAAGAAACACCTAGCCACCCCGGCCGTCGAGACCGAGGAGATCGAGGTATACGTCATTGAAGCCGCTAGGAACCCGCGTTTCGTCTATGGCGACCTAAACGGAAGCCGCATCCCCATTGAATGCTCGCAGAAACTCTCCCAGAGGATCGTCAAAAAAAGAATCAAGGTGACACTCCGAGAAGAGAACGGGGAAACCTATTACAGCTATAATCCATGAAATCCGAATCACCAGAAAACATTAACGACGAGTCACTGATCTACACTGCGAATGAGCCAGACATTGAGACACTCCGCAGCGCATACGACAACTGCCTAATTGACCTAGATGAATATTTTGAAGTCTGTAATCGCAGCTATGATGATCGGCGGAATATTTGGGATGGTAAGACCACCGACCTTCGCAAGAACGGGTCTAATGCCTTCCCTTGGGACGGCGCATCGGACATGGAGGTCAATGTCATCGGGGAGCGCATCGATGCCTTCGTGGCGATCCTAGCCCAAGCCCTGACCCGCAGCCACATCAAGGCTTTCCCAACCTCCACCTCGTCCATCCCGAGGGCGGCACTGGTATCCTCGTTCCTTAAGTGGATGAAATCCAGCTACATCCCGGACTTCAAGAACCAGATGGAGCTTGGTGCAAACCACCTGCTTGAGAAGGGCATCATGGTCACCTATGTGGGCTGGAAGCGCGAGAAGCGCACATTCCTGCAGGAGGTGTCGCTGGAGGAGCTTGCACAGGCATCCCCGGAGATGGCGGAAATGATCATCAACGGGGTGGATGACGAGATGCTGGTAGACATGATCGTTCAGGCATTCCCAAACATGAACGCCAAGCGCGTTAACAAGTTCCTGCGGGAGATCCGCAAGATGGGCAGGGCGAGCATCCCGGTTCCCCGCCTGTCGGTCAACTGCCCCTTCGTGCAGTCCTGTGCGCCAGATGGTGAGGTTCTATTCCCCTCATACGTCATCGACCCGCAGTCCGCTCCATACGTCTTCTGGAGGACGTTCGTGACCGCTCAGGAGCTTGAGAAGAAGGTAGCCACAGAGGGTTGGGACGAGGAGTGGGTGAGGAAAGCCATCGAAGACCTTCGCGGGAAGGATTCGTATTACCTAGACGGCCAGAAGGCGAAGCGTTTCACCAACCTGCCCATCGCAAACGACGACGACCTAGTGATGCTGGTATACGCATATCAGCGTCTGATCGATGAGGATGGAGCCGAGGGCATCTATTGCACCGTATTCAACCCCAACGTCGATGGATATGCGAAGACTGAGCTACTGAATGGATACGATGACTATCCGTTCGTGACCACCCGCCTGAGCTACAACCAGAACCGGATGTATGAGGTTCAGACGTTTTCCGATATCCTCCGTGGATCGCAGCTACAGATCAAGACCGAGCGTGACAGCCGGATCGACAGGGCGAGCCTAGCCACCCTTCCACCGCTCATGCACCCTGCTGGCAGACCGCCCTCGGACTGGGGGCCGGGTCGCCGGGTTCCCTATCGCAGGCTCGGGGAGATCGCATTCGGGCCGATCCCGCCAGCGGACAACGGGTCGATGGAGATCGAGCTATCCATGAACGCACAGGCAGACCGCGCAGTGGGACTCGACCTGAGCAGCCCCATATCATCGGTTCGCCAGCAGTTCTATGTTAACAAGTATCTCGACCACGTTAAGGATGTCCTCGGGTTGGCGTGGAAACTGTTCCAGCGCATGGGGCCGGATGAGATATTCTTCCAAGTCACAGGCAACCCTAACCCGCAGACGATGACCAAGGGATCACCGGACGAGAACTACTCATTCTCGGTATCCTTCGATTCCCTCAGCGCAGACCCGGATAACGCCGAGTCACGCATGAAGCAGATCGGGAGCCTCGTTCAGTTCGACCGCAACGGGCGCATCGACATGGACAAGTTCCTTGAGTTCGCCGCCATGAGCATCGACCCGGTGTTCGGGGACTATGTCCTGCAACCTGCCGAGGAAGCCACCGCAAAGGTTCAGAAACAGGTCACGGACGACCTAGCGAAGATCTACGCTGGCATAGAGATGCCTGCCCAGCCCAACGGCGCACAGATCGCCATGCAGATGCTACAGGCATACGCACAGCAGCCTGATGTGGCTCAGAGAGCGCAGAACGACGAGGCATTCGGCGGAAGGCTCCAGAAGTATGCGGAGCAATACCAGTTCCAGATGCAACAGGCACAGAACGCCGAGATTGGACGCATCGGAACAGCACCTGCGGAGATGGGAGGAATCCAGACCCAAGGAATGAATCAGCAATAATATGCCCAGTCCTTTCAAAAACACCTTGATTGGATCTAATCGAGATTACAACACCCCGCTACTAAAGAGCTATGGGGGTTACCCTGTTGTTTCAGCCAAAAGCTTAGGGCTTGAGGACTATTACAACAAAGAAGGGAAAGAGGTAGCCGGGATGGCTTGGGGTGGGGCCAAGAACCCACCGGGGCAAGGTCAGGGCGAAACCTCTTCCATTGTCCCTAATCAAAACTATTTTAAAAACGATCCTCGCGGATATAACGCACTAGTCGTATTGGAGGCATCTCGCCATTGGATGGATGAAAATGACTACAATCCAAAGTTCAAGATAACGCCAGAAATGCAAAAATGGAGGGAGAAGAACTTCAAGGATGCGGGAGAGGCAGGGATGGCTTACTTAAATGATGACAACGCACTCAGGCAAACCATCATCTCTAGGGTTATAGGTGGTGATAAAAACATCCCTACCCTTACTGGCGAAGCTCGTAATGAGGCTAGGATTGTCGAAAGTAAGCTCATGGATCAAGAGGAAAAAAGCAAGCCCGGTATATCTGATATGGTGATCGATGCCATCAGAATCAAACCATTCTACAAAAAATAATATGAAACAAGGACTATACGCAAACATCAATGCAAAGAAGGCTCGCATCAAGGCGGGATCGGGTGAGAAGATGAACAAGGTGGGCAGCAAGAAAGCTCCGACTGCAAAAGACTTCCGCGACTCAGCTAAAACAGCTAAGAAGAAATGAGTGCTGGTTCAAAACACTACACGAAAAGCGGGAAACTTCACACTGGCGCGGTTCACAAGATGAATGGTCAAGTTCACACTGGAGCAAAGCATACCGCATCCAGCAAGCCATTGACTCATTCTAAGCCTAAGCCTAAGAAGTGAACAAGCTCAATAGCGACATAGCCCGATGCAATGGTGTAGGATTTGATGAGGATGGTGAGTGGGACTGGCGCGAAGGTTGCGAGACTTGCTTGCGTAGAACTGCCCCTCGTCCAGAATACTACTCACTGATTGATCCACCCCCTATTATCGCCTTTGAGTGCGAATATCTGATTGAACCATAATGGAAAAGAGATTTACAAAAGTAGTCACAAGTCCCGCCACCGGACGCAAGAGAACCGTGAAGTTCGGACAAGCTGGTAAGGCTGCGGATGGTGGGGATCGTATTCGTCCCGGCACAGCCAAGGGTGATGCTTACTGCGCCCGTTCCGCCAAGATCAAAGGTGACTGGAAATCTGACGAAAATAGTCCTAACAATTTAAGTCGCCGCAAATGGAAATGCAGCGGAAGCAAATCAATGAAATAATATGATACCAGTCCCAACACTACAAGAAGCAGTCGCAATCCTCATCAACAACGAGGAGTTCAAGGTATTCTTATCGTTCCTATCTGACGAGAGGGAGGCTTTCATATCCACACTTCGGCAGGCGGAAAACACAAGTGAGGTGATGAAATTGGCAGGATCAATTTCTACTCTTGACGAAATACTACAATTCGTGAAGATTGCCTCCGAGAAGTAATTCTCGTTCATGTTTGGATTGGTTCCCCCGCCCTAGTAGTTAAATGCTACTAGGGCGTTTTTGCGTCCCGGGGAGGGGGGTTGACAATAAATCAATATCCCAGCAGTTCTCATTCATCGCTATCGCCTAGCGTAATTGGCGTTTTAACATATGAGTGAAGAATCTACGGCCATCGCTGGGGCTACAGAACCAGTGTCAAACGTATCGGTTGAGGAGTATATTGCTCGGAGATCCGGTATTGCATCACAAGAGGACGAACAAGCAGAGGAATCCGAGGAGGATACCGAAGTAGAGCCGGAGGAGCAGGAAGCTGAACCCGAGGATGATACCGAGTATGCCGACGAGGAGGAGGATGCAGGTTCCGATGAAGCTGAAATAGATTTGCTTAATCTATCGACTGAGCAGATTCAAGAACTGGCTAAGAAAGGCAAGAGTCGCCTGCTTCAACGTGTAGGAGAACTAACCGCACAGAAGAGGCTACTGGAAGAAAAGCTCCAGCAACAGGCGACAGCAAAACCCACGAAGGAAGTTCCACAGGATGAGAATCCATTCAGGAACATTTCCGATCCGAAGGAGTTGATTGCTAAGTATGGCGAGCTTGAACAGGTCTTGGATGATACAGACGCTATCCTTGAGGAACATGAGGATTACGGCCCGGACGATATTATTACCGTGGGTGACCGTGAATTCACCAAGAGGGAGATTCGGAAGGCAAATCGCAACGCTCGGGAAGCAATTACCAAATTCATTCCCGCCCAAGAGAAGCAGATCGCCAAGATCCAGCAACTCGCACAAATGGAAGAGCAGTATTCAGCCGCCGCAAAGAACGAGGTTCCCGACATCCTAGACGTTGAGTCTGAGGTCGGGGCTAGGTTCCAAGCAATGATGCAAGACCCAATCGCTCAACAGGTAAAAATCAAGATTCCAGAGCTTGGCTATCAGCTAGAATACATCCTAGCCCATGCCGCCAACTCCATCTACGGCAAAGGAAAGTCGCGTGTTAATGTTTCAGCAGTTGGAAGTAAGTTGAAGATAAATCCATCCTCATCACCAACGGTAGCTGCGGTAAGCACAAGATCGAGCAAGCCAAGGAAGGCAGCGGAGGCATACAGCAAGTTTGAGGAATCGCAATCAGTAGATGATTGGATCTCAGCCCGAATCGCCAAATACAAATAATTTTAAAATAAAATAATAATATGCCTATCACCACCACTTATTCGCCCAATGCTCCTGCCGCACGGACAGGTCAGGGTTCCGCCATCAGTAACCGCGAGGATCTCTCCAACGAGTTGACCCTCCTCGCCCCAGAAGAGACCCCTCTCCTGTCGCTCTGCGGCAAGGGAACGGCCAAGTCCACCTTCTCGGAATGGACTGCTGACAAGCTCGCCTCACCAGTCACCACGGGTATCTCCGAAGGAACTGATGTGACCTCGTTCTCCGACCAGTTCGCACAACGCGCTCGCCTCGGTAACTACGTCCAAATCTTCCGCCGCGATTTCCTCGTATCGAACCTCCAGCAAGCCGTTAACTCGGTAGGCCCTGCGAACATCGCACAGGCTGAAGCTAAGGCGATGCGCGAGCTTAAGCGGGACGTTGAGGCTCGTATCTGCTCCAACAGCGACCGCTCGGTCGAGGACGGCGCAGGCACTCCATACGCCCTTCGCGGTCTCGGTGACTGGCTCGACTCGGCTGGCCCTGCTGACGTTCCTGCTGCATACCGCACCCCGGCTGCAAGCATCGCGTCCTCCGCTCCCAACGAGACCACGTTCAACGACATCATCGCGTCGATCTTCTCGGTCAACGGTGAGGCTAACGCGCTGACGCTCATCGCCAACGTGGCACTCCGCAAGGTTATCTCCAACTTCACTCGCTCGAGTGGTGCTGCTGCTTCCGAGGCGGTCTATCGTGTCAACCAGAACGCCGAGAGCAAGAAGGTCACGCACTCCGTCCAGATGTATGATTCCGACTTCGGTATCGTTAAGATCATCAACGGAAATCCTGATTGCATGACAGGTGCTTCTGGCTTCGTCGTTAACCCAGCCTATCTCCAATTCAATACCCTCATCCCGATGGGTGCTACCCGTCTTGAGAACCAAGGTGGTGGCGAGCGTGGCTTTGTTGACATGACTGGAACCCTTGTCTGCAAACACCCCGGCGCACACGGCAAGATCACCGTTTAAGCTTAACCCAACAACACATAAAGAAATAATAATATGGCTAAACTTACTAATAACGAACGCGCTCCCTACACAGATGTCATTCGACTTACGGCTGCTGACCTGATTGCCATTGGCAACGGCGGAACCCGTCAGATCGCAACAATCCCTGCTGGTGGTGCTGTAACCCTCTGCGCTGTTACTAATACTGTTGATATTGTTGGTTCAACAACTTTATCTATTGGTGTTGGTACAACTCTCGCTACTCCAGTAGAGTTTATCAGCGCACTTGATGTGGATGGTGCAACTGTTGGTCTTCCAACATTCAACACTGGCACTTCATTTGTTCAAACTGCTGGAAATACCACCATTAAAGGAGGCGTATTGCCAGTTGGAGCAGCGTCTACAGCTACGCCAGTTTATATCAAGGTGACTGACTCTGCTGTTGCAAGCATCACCGCTGGTGAGATCATCATCGGTCTTCAGATTCTGGATCTTACCCAGTTCCAAGCCTAATACATAATCAGGGTGGGGGTAGTGTAATTACTACCCTCACCCTTATTTTTGCCTAATATGCAAATATCCGAAGCTGAAATGAATTCCGCTCTAATCAATGAGCTATGCAGTGGACGAATGTTGATGGAAACTCAACAAAAATTTAGAGAGAGATCATGCGCCCGTGAGGCGTTTGAGGCTAGAGGACACAGATCAATAGCGGGTCTTGGCAAGATGGTTGCCAGTATCCCGAGTCATGAGTATTTCCTCATCCGTGAGAAGTATGGCAATGACTGCTGGGATGACCGGGGATTTGTGCGTGATTTTCAAAAATTGGAGCCAAGCATGGCAGCGAACAAAATCTGATGCAGACCCGAACCTACAGTGAGCTTTTTGACCTAGTGCAATCCCTGTGCGGGGTCATCTTTGCGACCGGGGAGGAGGGCAGGATCAAGGCATTCATCAACCGCAGGGCTAAGAAGGCATACCGCGCTAGTAACTACTGGACGAGGTTCCTGCTGATCGCGGAGGAGTTCACCCCGGTGGACGGTGTGGTTCTCTACAGCGACCCCAATGGCGAGCTTGTGGATACCTTCCTACGCATCTACAAGACCCAGCCCTACCTTGCCGCCAGCGCACTGGAGTATGAGTTCGTGGTGACCCAGACGGGCGCACAGTTGATCTACGGTGTGAACCAGCCAGACACCGTGTGGGTGACCTGCAAGACGCAGCACACGGACACCTACGGAACCGCCCCGGGTAACACGACATCCATCCCCAGCGAGTGGTTTGAGTATATCGCCCACGGGACGTATTCCGACTACCTCCGCGCAGAGGGGCAGCAGGAACGGGCTATGGTTGCGGAGCAGGAGGCCAACGAGATACTCCTCGATGAGTTGATGCGCCTCGACGAGCAGCACACGCAGACGATCATCTCCAACCGCATTTCGACCAACTCCAATATGCAATATCGCAGCTACTAATGAATTACTCACTTGGAAATATGCTTGGTGGAGGGATGATCGGTGGGCTTGATCCATCGGCAAAGGCTTACATCAATGCGGTTGTCGCTGCTGGTGGCACGGTTAGCGGTGGGCAGAAGTCGGCAATCAATACCTTCTACAAGACAGGAAAAAGTGATGGCTGGTATTCCTCGCTGAAGCGTATGTATCTACCGATTTGGGGAAGCCACGCACCAAATGCTCTCTGCATGACAAGTCTTACTAGCGGGACGTTTGTAGGCACAGTAACGCCCGGTGCAGGCTTCGTTTTGAGCGACACCACAACTGGCTACATGGACACCAATGTCGGTCTTACCACTTTGGGTTTATCTCTGAGCAGCTACCACTTCGCAGGGCTTTACAAGGCATCTTCATCAAAAAATAACTCAAATCTATTCGGATCTGCGTCAGGCAGCAATACCAATCGGATGTTCATATCTGGAACTACATACACAGCAGATTTATCTAGTCCGGTGCTAGGCAGGGCAACTGGAACCGTAGCTAGTGGAGACAGACTTGGCATCTTTACTTTTAGCGGCTCGGCATCGGCGCGTTTTCTTAAAAGGCGCAAAACCAGCGGAGTCACTACGCTTGGAACTACGACAACGACAATCACAGCGCAGCCAAACAACCTCAACGTAGCGTTTTTAGCGAACAATAGTTCAGGAACCATATCTAACTACTGCGGAGAAGAGATCGGCGCATTCAGTATCGGGCTTGAACTCACAGACGCGCAGGACACCGCATATTCCCTCGCCCTCAAGAACCTCTGGGAAGGAACCACCGGACTGACACTACCATGATCGGATTCGTCGTCACGCCAGAGCAAGCACAAGCCGCAAACGCTGCTATTGCAGAAGCGCAGACAGGCCGTGGTATGCCCGTGTTTTGGCTGGCTGGGAGCTACCCGATCTACACCGGAGAACACGCCGGGCAATGCTTCATACCGTGCGATGACGCGACACTTACCACTCCACTTATCGGACACCCTCCGCAGACCCCGCAGGATTTCCCTGAGTTCGCCACGATTATTGAATCAATGGGTGGACTAGACGCTCGCATTGATCTCCCCGCATCCAACATAACCCCACCCGAAGAACTATGAAAACTACCGCACTAGGCATCGTCACTATCATCGCAACCCTCTCGAACGTAGCCCTCCAGCTTCTTTCTGGTGGCAGTCCAGACTTCGCCGCAGCTTTTGCTGCTGTCGTCGCTGGAGCAGGACTAATCCAAGCATCTGACGCAAAATGAAAACGCTCGCCATCATCATCGCCGCAACCCTCTGCTCTTGCTCGACAACTGACTTGGCGCAGACTCAATCACTTCTGGACGCTGCTAACGCTGCGCTCAAAACCTACAAGGTAACTCCAACGAAGTGAATAGAGAGCTTTTTCACAGCATGATCGGGACGCTCGCTCCCATCCTAGGTGTGATTACCTCCCTGCAGGAGCAGATTGAATACGGACTTCGTATCAGCGGTCTTGTTGTCGGTTTAGTTGTCGGACTGTTAAGCCTATGGCAGATACTCAGGAAGCTCTGATTAAATAATAAGTTACCACCCCCCCGGGCCAAAACAACAGCATGATAGCAATCTGC